ACCACCCAAAGGGTTAATAATGTTGGGATTATTAATGCGCCCTTGCAATCTTGCCGTTTCAACGTTTGCAGCACCTTGAGCGGCAGCGGCGCCAGCATAATCTGGCGGCGGCGGCGGCGTTGGACTAGATTTTCCCATTATTGAATCCTTTTGCTGTATCTTTTATTTAAAAACCTGCATTTATCGCGGCATAGTGTAAAAAAAATAATATCTCCATGCGGCCTTGCGTTTTTAATTCTTCCTTCTTCTTCAAATCCCATATTCTTTACTAATTTAATACTTTCATCATTGTCAGACCCAACAGGAGCAATAATTTTTTCAATTTGCGCTATGTTAAATGGATAATCAAAAATTGCTGATAAAAATTTAGGTGTGATTTTTTCAATTATTGCTATATGACACCATATGCTTGCATGATTAAAATTTTCATAAATTACGCCAGCAATAATTTCATTATTTTTTTTTAATCCTAATGCAACTGACCGATTTTCAAAAAATCCACGGTCTAACCATTTTGCAACCCAATGGCCGATTTCCGGCCCTGAAACTATATCCCAGCCCATCCGGTTTGAAATACTACGTCTGTTGATGCCCATTCAATTTGCAAGCCGGAACTTGCGCTTTTTAGTTGTATTGCCCCGCAATAACCAATGCCAGTAATACCTTGCCAGTTGTTTGTGATTTCTAGACCTGATCCCCATTGCGCGTTGTCCCACAATCCGGCATCCCACAATCCAACGCTTGATGCAGACAACGATACAGCGGCAGCTGTATCTTCAATATCAAAATCTACATTCATGCCTATAAAAACAGCAGGAGATCCATTGGTAAACAAACTGGGCCTTGCTCTAGTAAAGTATTTTTTAATGCCTCTGCTTTCAAAATAGTTAAAAGCTTGAAAAACGTTAGCTGTGATGTTTGAATCAATATCTTGATATGTTTGGTCCCAAGCCTTTACCACCACGCCGTTACCGCCGTAATACGGATCATCCTGATATATTTCCCAGCAGTTAGCAGGCCAGTTTTGAAATTGCGCCCAGCTGGTAGTAATGGTGTTCATGACGTATTGCTCTTGCAATCCTTCATAAACCGGAACATTGATCCATACTGCGTTGTTTTTTGCGCTGTAAACAATTTGCCAACCAACGGCGGCATGATCTCCACCATAAGCCGTAGTCGCTGCCGTAATAGCGCCTTGTATTTTGTTAGACAAAGCCACTTTAGGATCAAGGCGCGACGATTGCAAGCTTTGCGCCATGGGCATAAGCCCATCATAGGTGAGTATAAGCAGGTCTCCGGCCCATTTAAGCATACATCTGTTGCCAATCGGACTACCCAACTTCCATACGCCCGCTAAAGCCCATGTTGCATCACTGGATGGATCAGTGCCGCGATAAACAATAACCTCTCCATTGCTGGTGATAAAAGCCAAGTTATCGTCCATGCCGTATCCGGCATCAATTGTCCAAGTGTCTAAATCAACTAAGTGACCGCCAAACTTGGCAATTGCCGACAAATCTAAAACTTGCGCGGCTCCTCCAATTGAGCTAGTCGGCAAATACCAAGCTTTTAGCGTGTCTTTTTGAATAAACCACAAACGATTTTTGAACAGCGTAACGTTTGACAGTGTTGTTGTGGTAACGCCGGTAATCGCTGGAGTTGATGAGCCATCAATTCTTGTCCAGGTTGATCCGTCATACAATACTGGTTTGTCTATGCCATTTACAGCATAAATATAATGCCCGCCAGAGGTCGTGATATTTACGTATTCCCAAATGGCATTTGTTAAGCCGGTAACGCTCGTAGCAGTGGCTGCGCCTCCAGCTGTAGCATCGTAAATTTTTAAATCGGGCGAGCCTACAATAGCAAATAATTTATTTGTGCTTGCTCCGTTGTAAACCATGATGGTCTGAACTTGACCATTCATGCCAGTGGCGTGATTAGTAGAACCGCCGCGCAAAACAACATTGCTAACGGTCGGAAACATATTAATCAAAGTCACCGCGTCAACAGGTTCCATATTTGCAATGGAATCTCTTGCATTCCACCCGCCAACAGGCGCAGGAATTGATGCTACGCGAGCGTCAGATCGCTGTACTAATTGATTTACGCCGCCTCTAGTTCGGGCCATAGCCAGTATCCGGAATATTATCGTAGCCAATCAAAACAGTTCCCGGCCTTGGGGCAAAACTTAGGTTTGCGCTTGACATATCTAGAGCCATAGCTGCTTCAAGTTCTTCCCGATAATTCCTGTACATTGCCGTTGTATCAAAACCTTTTGCTTCAAAATATTTCAGTTTTGTAGACAAAACCATTAATCGATCAGGATAGATGGTTGTGTCTGTATCAACCGTAAAACTGGTTTTTACAACGCCAGCGGCACTTAAAGCCCAGCCATTGCTTCGGTACTCAAATCCCAAATATTCGGCGCTAGAATTACCAGGCCAGATTTGAAAATAATTACCTAACAAACGCCAGCGAATACGTGGCCCTGTGCTGATGTAACCTGACAACAACCATTCCCACTGCTGGGCATCTTCTGGTCCAAGCATTTCCCAGTGTTTTGATTTGTCCCACATTGTTCTGGGAACCAATGCCTCATAATCACTAGGTAAATCATATTTCATTTTCTGGAAATATACAGTGGCATTAGTGCCGCCAGCAGCAGAAAAATCTTGATTAACCGTTACTTGAGTTGAGCTATCAACAGACAAAATAAAAGTATTTTGATTTATTCCAGTACCTTGAACTTGATAGGTTGTATCCAATCCAGAAGTGCTAGGAATACCAGTTATTGTTCTTGATGATGTAGTCCAATTGCCTGTTGTGGTTAAATATTGAGTATAAAAGGCATGTTGTTTAGTCATCGCACGCCAATTGTGACGGCGCAGCAATTCGTAACCTGTTGCATTCATCAACGCAAGAATTTGCGTAATGTCCTGATTTGTATTACCTGCAACATAAGTTGGCGTTGATACACCAAGTTCATTTGTTACTTGCTGCACCAATTGAAGCATTGTGCTATACATAATTAACCTTTTTTAAGCTTCTACTTCTTTTCGTGGTCTGCCAGGTTTGCGGCTTTCCATCAACATAGCCATCTGCTCTTTTAATTGTTTTAATTGGTTTTTGGTTTCTTCCAATTCGGCAGTGTTTGATGATTGATTTTTTTTAGTCAAATACAATCTTGCTTTTTCTCTAAGACCAGCAGCGCCCATTCCAATACGTTGCAATTGCGAATCTGTTGCCGTTGCAACTTGCTCAACAGTTTGAAATTTTAGAATTTGCAATTCAGCTAATTGCATTGAATTAAAATCTTCAGGCGCATTTTTATTCCACTCATCAAGAGGAGTGCCAATAGCGGAAACATCATTGTTTTTCATCTTCCAGTGTAAATATTGCCGAGGAAATCTTTCTTTATGATCCTCGCGCACTGGCTGATCTACAACGTTTGTTTTGTCTCCTGGAACAATAATACGTACAAATTCTTTAGGATTTTCTTTGTATTCGTACTGATCGTTTAAATAAAATTCTACGTGCAAATGTGAGTCTGCATTTTGAATATCGCTATCTAGTGGCATTTTTTTCTCCTGTGGGGATTAAGTTTTAGTACCGTTAATGCTGTACCACATTGAATTAGTTACTGCAAAAAATATGCTTGTATGATCTTTTGCAATGGAGGCCGATGTGGTTTGATTTATTACTGTGGTGCTTTCATACGGATAAACCTTGATAGTGCTGCCGCCAGAATTAGCAATAAAAATGGTAGCGCCCATTTGTGTAGGCGGAAGTTTTACGCCAGTTCCAGCGGCTGCTACATCAATTGAGTTGTATATCTTTGTTAATTGCAACGCATCCGATCTTGTGGTCCCAGTTGCCGTTAAATCATCAGCACCGTCACCACAAATGGCAACGGTCATAAGCTGAGAAGCTCCAGCACCCAAAACCCTAGATGGAATTGTCATGCTACGCAGTCAAAACAGACGCCCAAGTCGTAGCGCTGGTTGCAAACAAAATAACAGTTTTTGCGGTAGCCACTGACAAAGTAGAAGCCCCAGCATTGATCGTTGATCCTGCTTTGGGATAAACAGTAATTGTCTGACCGGAGTCGTTGCGAATGCCGATCATTGCGCCAACTTCAGTAGGCGGCAGAATAACGCCAGTAGAAGCAGAGCTGGTTGTAATCGTGTTCCACACTGCCGACAATTGCAACGCATCTGCAATTGTTGTGCCAGTGGCAACTAGACCAGTAGCGCCATCACCGCAAATGCTTTGTGTTGCAAGGCCAGAATTACCAGACGCCAAAACTCTA